ACGAGTGAAAACGCCACGCATGATGCGCACGGTGGACTCACCATTGACACGGATGCGTAAGAGGACGCAGTTACGTCCAATCAAATCGCGCAGCCGTTCGGGTGTGATACCAACCAAGGAATTGCTGGCAACAGGAACATCGAACTTTGTCAATTCGATTGTGGGATTGTACCACACGTTCTGTGTAGCTTCCTTCTGGAGCTGTTCTGAGGTGCCCACGGTGTTGCCTTGCACCTCATGTTGTGCTTTGGCTTCTTCCGCAGCCTCTGGCTCTGTGTTCACCTTGTTCCGTGACTCGCTCACGGCCTTGTACATGAAGTACGCACCAAGCAAAAGCGAGAATGTGGTTAGAGTGACACGAGCCGCACGCGCATGGCGTGCCTTGAAATCCACAAAACGACCGTAGAACGCGACGAGTTGTGTCTCGGAGGCAACCCTGTTGATGATCGCAAAAGTGGCTCGGGTAAGGAAGCGTGTGCGCGAAACGCAATCGATGACCTTCCAAATGGTGCCAAATGTGAGGAACCACTGCAGGATGCTCATGAGGAGTAACATCACAGTCATCTGACCCATGTCCAAGGACTGAAGGGACAGACACTTTTCATGGGGCAACGGTGCGCAACACTTCTTGCACACTTGCATGGTAGCCATCCTCTGATCAGCAGCCAGTGCTCGGGCCTGATTGGCCTCGTGGGCACGACAAGCTTGTCCGAAATGGGTCAAGAACTCGCGACTGCTTGTGAACATCTTAATGGTCTCCAGCTTGGCGTGCTCGCGGCCATTCTGCATAACCGGAACCAACTTCTTCACCGTGATCACCCACAGGTCAGGGAAAGCTTCCGTAGACTCGGGGGTTTTCAAGGGGTCGATGAAGACACCATTCTCGTGCTTGTATTCATCCTTGGGACAAACGTGCACGACGTATGGCAGGCGACGGCGCACAGCAAGGGGGCACCAGAAGTACTCGCGGGCATTCAAGTCCGCACTGTTTGAGGTGGCAAGCACCAACTTCGCCAT